TGGATATGTCCAGACTTAGGTAGTGCAAAGAACAATGGAACTAGTAGCGGTATGGGTGGAACTGAATAAGTAGGTAATGGGCCAGGTTCTACAGCAAATGGTGTAGCTACAAGTATGGATATTCCTGCAAATCTAAAAGGTAACGCACCTAACTCATCTAAAAATGCTTTTTCAATAAATATGAACCCAGCAGATAGAGTTGAAGACGTACCAGCGTAAAAAAGAAATTAAACAAGTAAATATATAAATAACAAGTAATTAACAAATAACAATTAAACAATGGCAACAACTTATGCAGTAATAAATTTGTCTGATTCAAACGCTGTTTTGTTCAGTCAAGTAAATCAGTCTTCGGCTCAAACAATGAGAAGAAACTTAGCTAATACTCAAGGTTTACTGTCTTATCAAGTTGAACCTAGTTTTATCACTAATGGTTCTTTAGTACCTGTTGAGACAATGAACCACGAAGAAGCGCTAGCACTGATGGCTACTCCAGCTTGGTCGGATCCAAATCCACCAGTTGAGTAAATTAAACAAAAATTAAATTAAATTAAATGAAGATTAAAGAAGAACAATTAAAGAAGATACAAGAACAACAAGCAGCAGTTAATAAAATATTAAATGAAGTAGGTTACTTAGAAGCTAATAAACATGGATTACTTCATGAATTAGCAGGAGTAAACGAAGGTATTGAAGATTTTAAAAAAGAACTTGAAGAAGAGTACGGCGCAGTAAACATTAACTTAGAAGACGGCACATACACTGAAATCAAGGAAGAAGAATTAGCTGATGTCTAATATTATTCGTAAAATAAGTATTGGAGCAGATTATAAAAATGAAGCTATGCATTATGCTGTAGGCCAATCGGTCTACGGCGGGCATAGTATTTCTAATATACTGTTTGAAGAAAAAGATAATTCTTACAATATATTCATAACTAAAGAAGACGAAGTATTGCCTTGGAAAAAGTTTAACTCTAATATGGCGATATCAGTTGAGTATGATCTTCAGTACTAATGGAAAGCTTATACAGATTTATTGTACAACCTAAAGGTGAACGTTACGATAATGAAAAAAAAGTAGGTGACAAAAGCCTTGTAACTAATACTAGAATAGAAACATTTCAAAGCGTTAGTAAAAAAGCAATTGTTATAGCTGTTCCAAAAGCTTACAAAACAGAGATTAAAGTAGGTGATGAAGTAATCATTCACCATAACGTATTTCGTAGATTCTACGACATGAAAGGTAGAGAGAAGAACTCTGCATCATTTTTTAAAGATGATTTATTCTTTTGTGATATAGAACAAATATACCTTTATAACCGAAACGATAATTGGATATGCAACTTAAACTATTGCTTTGTACATCCAGTTGCTTCTATAGATCAGTTTAGTACACTTAAAGAAGTTCCACTTCTTGGTATAATAAAATACAGCAATAAGTCTTTAGAAGCGCTAGGAATCACTCCTGGAACCTTAATAACGTTTACACCCAACTCTGAATTTGAGTTTGTAGTCGGTGATGAACGTTTGTATTGTATGAAATCAAATGATATAGCCTTAACACATGACGATAAAGGAGACAAAGTTAAATATAATCCAAGCTGGGCACAGAGCAGTTGAAGAGTTAATTAAGATAGCTAGAGAACCTATTGTAGACTCAGAAGATGATATATCAGCAGATAGATTAAAGAACGCAGCAGCGACAAAGAAATTAGCTATTTTCGATGCATTTGAAATATTAACTCGCATCGAGAATGAAAAGGATATGTTAGAGGATAAACCTAAAGAAGCAAAGAAAGAAGAAAAAGCTTTTAAAGGTTTTGCAGAAGGGAGAAGTAAGTGATGTACGAGCAAACATTATATAAAGTATTAAAAGATTATATCAACCCTAAGATACTTAAAAAAAACAATAGGTATAAAAAATGGGAGTACGGGTATAACAAAGAATACGATTTAGTTATAATTAGTAGAGACGGAACTATTGGAGACATCTACGAAATACAAGATCTCAAGATTGCTATACCAGCAGTCTCTGAATGCTTTAAACGAAGCGAAGATAAAAAGGAACAATACTGGGAGAGACAAGAATACCCAAAAGAACTAGCTAAAATAAAAAGTGTCTTTGACTGGGAAGAGTATCCTACAGATTTTAAAGAAAAATGGTATGACTATATCGATAAAGAATTTGAACGCCGTGAGAAAGGTTACTTTTATTATAACAAGGGTATTCCTAATTATATCACTGGGACTCACTACATGTATTTGCAATGGTCAAAAATCGACGTGGGTGCTGCCGACTACAGGGAATCGAATAAGTTATTTTTCTACTTCTGGGAAGCGTGTAAAGCTGATAGCAGATGTTATGGGATGTGCTATCTTAAAAACAGACGATCTGGGTTTTCGTTCATGGCTTCAGCAGAGCTCGTTAACGCCGCCACAATGTCGTCAGATTCAAGATTTGGGATCTTATCAAAAACTGGGTCTGATGCCAAGAAGATGTTTACGGATAAAGTCGTACCCATATCTCTTAACTATCCGTTTTTCTTCAAGCCGATCCAAGATGGTATGGATCGTCCTAAAACAGAGCTCGCCTACAGGGTACCAGCTTCTAAACTAACTAGAAGAAAACTTGATGATAATGTTAAGTTATCAGATATAGTAGGTCTTGATACAACTATTGATTGGAAGAACACAGGTGATAACTCTTATGATGGTGAAAAGTTAAAGATATTAGCTCATGATGAAAGCGGTAAATGGGAACGTCCAGACAACATATTAAACAACTGGAGAGTTACAAAAACTACATTAAGACTAGGTAGTAGAATTATTGGTAAGTGTATGATGGGATCAACGTCAAATGCTTTAGATAAAGGAGGAAACAATTTTAAGAAATTATATTATGATTCAAGCGTTACGAGAAGAAATAAGAATGGTCAAACAAGCTCGGGACTCTATAGTTTATTCATCCCTATGGAATGGTCCTACGAAGGATACATTGATACTTATGGACTACCTGTCTTCGATACGCCAAAAACTGAAGTCACTGGAATCGATGGAGCAGCAATTGACCTTGGAGTTATCGAGCACTGGGAAAACGAAGTCGAAGGACTCAAACAAGACCAAGACGGATTAAACGAATTTTACAGGCAGTTTCCAAGAACTGAGAAACATGCTTTCAGAGATGAAACAAAACAATCTTTATTTAACTTAGTAAAGATATACGAACAGGTTGATTACAACGAAGAAGTCAGTAATACAGCCGCTGTAACGAAAGGAAGCTTTCAATGGCGCAATGGAGTTAAAGATACTCAAGTAATATTTTACCCTAATAAAGACGGTAGATTTTTAATATCTTGGGTGCCACCTAAAAATCTTCAAAATAGTGTAATCATAAAGAATGGTAAGAAGTATCCTGGTAATGAACACGTTGGGGCTTTTGGTTGTGATAGCTATGATATATCAGGTACAGTTGATGGTAAAGGTTCTAATGGATCTCTTCACGGTCTTACTAAATTTAGTATGGAAGATGTTCCACCTAATCATTTTTTTTTAGAATATATATCAAGACCACAAACTGCAGAAACGTTTTTTGAAGATGTATTAATGGCTTGCATATTTTACGGTATGCCAATACTTGCAGAAAATAATAAACCAAGATTATTATATTATTTTAAACGTAGAGGTTATAGAGGTTTCAGTATAAACCGACCTGACAAAGTTTGGAATAAATTATCAACTACAGAAAAAGAAATAGGTGGAATACCTAACTCTAGTGAAGATATTAAACAAGCGCATGCAGCGGCAATAGAAACCTATATAGAAGATCACGTTGGTTTCAATGGAGAAACACATGGTGATATGTATTTTCAGAATACGCTAGAAGACTGGGCTAAATTTAACATTAATAATAGAACTAAGCATGATGCTTCTATTAGCTCTGGTTTAGCAATTATGGCTTGTAACAAAAATAAGTATAGACCAATACCCCATGTTATTAAAAATCAAGTTAAACTTGGATTTAAAAAATATGATAATAACGGATCAACATCAAAAATAATACAATAAATGCAAATTTACACTAATATGAATAGCACTTTTCCAGATCAGATCGTATCTGATGCTGAGAAAGCTTCATGGGATTATGGTTTAGCCGTTGGTAGAGCTATTGAAGGAGAGTGGTTTAACAACTACAGAGGTGGTGGTTATAGGTTTATGACTAACTACAATACCTTTCATAATAGAAGATTATATGCTAGAGGAGAACAATCTATACAAAAGTATAAAGATGAATTGTCTATAAACGGTGATTTATCTTATTTAAACTTAGACTGGAAACCTGTGCCTATTATACCTAAGTTTGTTGACATTGTAGTAAATGGTATATCACAAAGAAGTTACGAAGTTAAAACATTTGCTCAAGATCCGGAGTCGATGAGAAAAAGAACTCAGTATGCTCAAAATATTATAGATGATATATTTTTAAAGCAATATGATGAAGCTGTTAAAAAGAATTTTAAAATAGACTTATCTAAAAGTAAAAAAGATAAAGATTCTCCAAAAAGCTTAGATGAGCTTCCTGCTCATATGCAATTAAACTATAAACAGTCTATAGAAATTGCTGAAGAAGAATTAATAAGCCAAGTACTAGACAAAAACAAATATCATTTAATTAGAAAAAGATTAAACTACGATTTAACAGTTCTAGGTATTGGAGCTGTTAAAACTACATTTAATAGATCTGAAGGTATTGTATTAGACTATGTTGATCCTGTTAATTTAGTATACTCATATACTGAAGATCCTAATTTTGAAGACTTATACTACGTTGGTGAAGTTAAAAACATTAGTCTACCTGAGCTTAAGAAAGAATTTCCTACTATCAGTAACAGTGAATTAGAAAAAATTCAAAAGTACGAAGGTAATAGTAGCTATAGCAGAGAATGGAACGGTAAAAGAGATGGTCAAACTGTTCAAGTTTTATATTTTGAGTGGAAGTCTTATACTAATCAAGTTTTTAAAATAAAGAAAACCAACGTTGGTTTAGAAAAAGTTATTGAAAAGCAAGATACATTTTTAGAAGCAGAAGATAATGATAACTTTAAAAAAGCTTATAGATCAATAGAAACACTTTATTGTGGAGCTAAGATTTTAGGTTTTGAAAACATGTTAAGATGGGAAATGTCTGAGAATATGACAAGACCTTATTCTGACAGTGTTAAAGTTAATATGAGTTACAATATATGCGCTCCTAGAATGTACAGAGGACGCATAGAATCACTCGTGTCTAGAATTACAGGTTTTGCTGATATGATTCAGTTAACTCATCTTAAACTGCAACAAGTAATGTCTAGAATAGTACCTGATGGTGTATATTTAGATATGGATGGTTTAGCAGAAGTTGATCTTGGTAATGGTACTAATTACAACCCAGCTGAAGCTTTAAATATGTATTTCCAAACTGGTTCTATTGTTGGTAGATCAATGACTCAAGATGGAGATCAAAACTTAGGTAAAGTTCCAATACAAGAATTACAGTCTTCTTCTGGTGGTGCTAAAATGCAAAGCTTAATACAGACCTATCAGTATTACTTGCAAATGATAAGAGATGTAACCGGGTTAAACGAAGCAAGAGATGCTAGTACACCTGATCCATCATCTTTAGTTGGATTACAGAAGTTAGCTGCGGCAAATTCCAATACTGCTACTAGACACATACTACAGGGTAGTTTGTTTTTAACTCTTAAAACATGTGAAAACATATCACTTAGAGCTGCTGATGCTTTGATGTTCCCACTAACTAGAATGTCGCTACAGAATAGTATATCTAATTATAATATACATACACTGGATGAACTTTCTAAATTAAGTATACATGATTTTGGTATATTTATTGATTTAGAACCAGACGAAGAAGAGAAGCAAATGCTAGAGCAAAATATACAAGTAGCGTTATCAAAAGGTGGTATTGATTTAGAGGATGCTATAGATATTAGAAATATAAACAATTTAAAGCTGGCTAACGAACTACTTAAAAAACGTAGACAAGAAAAGCAAAAGCTAGAACAACAACAAAAACAACAATTAATTCAAGCTCAAGCTCAAGCTAACGCTCAAGCTAGTGAGGCTGCTGCACTTGCTGAAGTTCAGAAAAATCAAGCTTTAAACGAGACTAACATTCAGTTTGAGCAAGCTAAATCTCAATTTGATATTCAAAGAACTCAAAGCGAGTACCAACTAAGAAAAGAATTAATGGCTGAGCAGTTTGGATATGACATGCAATTAAAGCAGATGGATATGCAAGCTACTAAGCAGAAAGAAAAAGATATTGAAGATCGAAAAGATGAAAGAGTTAGAATGCAAGGAACTCAACAAAGTAAAATGATCGATCAACGTAAAAACGGTTTACTACCTACAGATTTTGAGTCAAATCAACCTGATAATCTAGGTGGTGATGCACAAGGCGAGATGATGCCACAATAACATTTATTAACTATTATATTATATTATGTCAGAAGAAATAAAAGAAACTTCTACTGGTGAGTTAGAGCAAGGTGAATTTAAACTTAAAAAGAAACCTAAAAAGCTAGCTAATAGAAAACCAGAAGAAACAGTAAAGGTAGATTTATCTAAGAAAGAAGAAACACCTAAAATAGAAATTAAAAAAGATGCCGTTCCAGAGTCAAGCACAACGAAGGTGGATGTACGCGAACTTTCCAAAGATGGCGTCGAAGTGGGAGAAACACACACCGAAGAACCGAAAGCTACCGAAGAGAAAAAAGAAGAGCCAGTAGCAACTATAACTGAAATTACTGAAGAAATTAAAGAAGAAGAAAAAGTAATTGAAGATATTAAAGAAGAGATAAAAGAAAATCCTAAATTAGAACTACCAGAAAATGTAGAAAAACTAGTGGATTTTATGAAAGATACTGGAGGCACAGTAGAAGACTATGTAAGGTTAAACGCTGATTACTCTAGTATTAGTGAAGAAGCTTTGCTAAATGAATATTATAAAAAGACTAGGCCACATCTTGATCCTGAAGAAGTTAAATTCCTTATGGAAGATAAATTTATTTATGATGAAGATTTGGATGAAGATCGCGATATAAGAAAAAAGAAACTCGCGAAAAAAGAAGAAATTGCAAAAGCCAAAAGCTTTTTGGAGGAAACGAAAAAGAAGTATTACGACGAGATTAAGTTAAGACCGGGCGCTACTCAAGAACAACAAAAAGCAATGGAGTTTTTCAATAGATATAACAAAGAACAAGGTGTGATAAAAAAACATCATGAGGACTTTAAACAAAATACCAATAAGTATTTCAACAATGAATTCGAAGGTTTCGATTTTAAAGTTGGTGAAAAACGTTTTAGGTATAGTGTTAATAACGCTAATGATGTTGCTGAGAATCAATCTAAACTTTCAAACTTTACTAAGAAGTTCTTAAACAAAGATGGAAGCGTGAAAGATTTAAAAGGTTATCATAAAGCACTTTATACTGCAGATAATGCCGATAGTATAGCAAATCATTTTTATGAGCAAGGCAAAGCCGATGCTGTTAAAGATATAACTGCTAAGTCTAAAAACATAAATAATGAAGCGCGCACTTCACCTTCAGGGGATATATTTATAAACGGGCTAAAAGTAAAAGCAATAAATGGAGTAGATAGTTCTAAGTTAAAAATAAAAAGAAAAAAAACAACTTAACTAAAAATTAAAAATTATGAGTTTTGCAACAAGTGGGAGTTTTCCTGCAAGTTTAATTCCAGCTCAAAAGAAGCAAGCTTTAAGTAACAACTACTTAAACTTTGCTGATGGTACAAGCGATTGGGCACAACAATATCTGCCTGAGCTTTACGAAGCTGAAGTTGAGAGATATGGTAATAGAACATTATCAGGTTTCTTAAGAATGGTTGGCGCTGAAATGCCAATGACATCTGATCAAGTACTTTGGTCTGAACAAAATAGACTACACGTTTCTTATAATGAGTGTAATGCTAAAGGTGGTGCTCTTACTGACACTATTCAAATTCAATTAGCTAATGCTAATCCAACTACTGGTGGTAGAGGTAACAACACTGTAGCTATTAAAGCTAATCAAACTATATTAGTTGCTGATAACGCTACTGGTTTAATTACTTCAAAATGTATCGTATCTAGCGTAACACAACCTACTGCTCCAGCTACAGTTGCTGAAATAGTAGTTGTACCTTATGCTGGTGCTGCTTTACCTGCTGGTTTACAAACGGCTGGTGCTAGTACTTTAAACTTATTTGTTTATGGTTCTGAGTTTGGAAAAGGTTCTGATGATGCTTCAATGACATCTATTGAGCCAAGTTTTACTGAATACCACAACTCTCCAATTATCATTAGAGACAAGTATGAAGTAAACGGTTCTGACGCTGCACAAATCGGTTGGGTAGAAATAGCTACTGAAGATGGAACATCTGGATACTTATGGTATTTAAAAGCTGAGTCTGAAACAAGACTAAGATTTGAAGACTATATGGAGATGTCATTAGTTGAAGGTGAAAAAGCTGGTCACACAGTCGCTATGCCAAATCAAACTAGTGTTAACTTAAAAGGTACAGAAGGTTTATTCGCTGCTATTGAAGCAAGAGGTAATGTATATCAAGGTTTTGCAGGTGCTGCTGCTCCAGGTTCTGGTGCAATGGGAGATTTCGATGAGATCCTTAAAAACTTAGATAAGCAAGGTGCTATTGAAGAAAACATGCTTTTCTTACAAAGACAAACTGCTTTAGATTTTGATGATATGATCGCAGCTATGGCTGGTGGAGGTTATGCTTCTACTGCTGCAGCTTCTTATGGTCTATTTGACAATGAAGAAGACATGGCACTTAACTTTGGGTTTTCTGGTTTCAGAAGAGGTTCTTATGACTTCTACAAAACTGATTGGAAATATCTAAATGATGCTTCAACAAGAGGTTTATCTAAAGCTATTGATGGTGTTTTAGTTCCTGCTGGAACTTCTACAGTATACGATCAAATGCTTGGATCAAACATTAGAAGACCTTTCTTACATGTAAGATATAGAGCTTCTGAATCAGAAGATAGAAGATACAAAAACTGGATCACTGGTTCAGTAGGTGGAGCTTATACTTCTGGTGTTGATGCAATGTCTGTACATTTCTTAACTGAAAGATGTTTAGTAACACAAGCTGCTAATAACTTCGTGTTATTCAAAGCAGTTTAATTTATTAACATTTAAAAAGATAGAAATTATGAGTTATATTTATGTAACAGTGGCTGGTTCTGGAACAGGATCAGAAAACACTACAAAACCAATCCCAACAGATAACATAGTAGCAGTTACAGGAGGATCTACTTCTACTGTAATTACTTACTCTATGGTTTATAGTGAGAATCAAATTATTACTTTGACTCACGCGGCTGTTGGAGCTGCAGTACCAACTTTCATTAAATTGGTAGTTGATGCTCTTAGAGAATCACAAGAAAACCCAGGTAAACTTGTATCAATTGATACTTCTACTTATGCGGTTTCTGACTGTATTCAATCTCACAGTTAATTAAACTAATATAAGATCCCGCTTCGGCGGGGTCTTTTTTAATTATTATATTATATTATATTATGGAAACAAAAGAAAAGAAAGCTCCTGAAGTAAAAGATACTTGGGAGTATAAAGATAGAAATTACTACTTAAGTAATAACAAAGAACCTTTAAGTTACACAATACCTAGCAAACACACTAGAAAATATCCACTAGTTTGGTTTGACAAAGATAGAGGATATGAAAGAGAACTTAGATATGCTACTAATCAACAAAGTATATTTGTAGACGAGCAGAAAGGACAAGTAACTTTAAAGCATATAGTATTTGAACATGGTGTTTTACATGTACCTAAAGAGAAAAGAAGCTTACAAGAATTTTTAGCTAAGCATCCACATAATGGGATTATATTTTCTGAATTAGACAAACAAGTAGAAGCTGTAGATCAATTAGAATATTTAGAACTAGAAGCAGATGCTGTTAGTTTAGCTAGATCAATGGATATAGACCAAGGAGAAGCTATACTACGAGTAGAAATTGGATCTAGTGTTTCTAATTTAAGTACTAAAGAATTAAAAAGAGATTTATTATTATTTGCTAGACAAAACCCAGGTTTGTTCTTAAATTTATCTCAAGATGAAAATATTATATTAAGAAATTTTGCTATAAAAGCAAGGGAAGCAGGTGTAATATCTATATCTTCAGATCAAAGAACTATTAAATGGGCTAGTAATGGACGTAAATTAATGACTGTACCATTTGACGAAAATCCTTACTCAGCAATGGCTGCGTGGTTCAAGACAGATGAAGGTTTAGAGATTTACAAGTCGATTGATAAAAAACTCAAATAACAAGTGATTATAAATTAGGGTGGTATTTCGCCACCCTTTTTTTTTAAAAATATTAAAATGGCAATAAACGTAAATACTGTATATACAACCGTATTAAGTATCCTTAATAAAGAACAAAGAGGATATTTAACTCCAGTTGAATTTAATAAGTTAGCTACTCAGGTGCAATTAGAAATCTTTGAAAACTTTTTTGAAGATTATAACCAGTATATACGCATGCCGAAAACAGATGTAGAGTTCGCGTCACGCATGGATCATATACGGGAAGAGTTTCAAGTGTTTGAGAAAACGGCAAACGCTTCTGCTGTAGCTATAAACGTTTATACGCAACCTACAGATCTTCATAGATTCGGTTCTGCTTTTTACACTAAAGGAACAAACTCACCTGAAATAGGTATATTAAGTAAAAGAGATTATCAACAACAGATATTATCTCCTCTTTTGCAACCAACCACTAACTTTCCCGTAGCAACATATAAAGAAGATAAACTTACAGTATTTCCTGCTGTAACTGGTCCTGTCGTTTCAGACGTTAGTTTTAACTATATTAAAAAACCAAGTGATCCTGTTTGGGGTTATACTGTAGGAGGTTTAGGTCAATACTTATATAATGGTGGAACTTCTACTGATTTTGAAATAAGTGATAGCCAACAAACAGAGTGTATATTAAAAATACTACAATATGCTGGGGTGATAATAAGAGATCCTAATATAGTACAAGCTGCACAACAAGAATTAATGCAAGATCAAGCTAACGAAAAAAGATAATAAAAAATGGGGTTACTAACAGAAACTAACGAACAATACTATGCTGGTCAACAATCATTTACAGCTACAGCAGCTCAAACAACTTTTACGTGGACTGGCGATGTTGCTTTAATAGCTACCACAGCTACTAGCTACACTAATTTTAAATTATTAGTAGACAACGTAGAGTGGACACAAGTGACTGGTGCTCCTGTAGGGACACAATATCAATTATCTGGCGACAACATAGTAACTGTACCAGCTATGGCTGGAGCTGAAGTAGTTGTTATACAATTATTAGATAGTGCTAAATGGGCTAATAATAATAGTTATAGCTATATTACTTTAACTGACGTTATAAATAACTTTATGGTAGCTTATGTAGGTATGGATAAATTAATACCTAGAGTTAAAAGATCAGATGTTGTGTTTCATGCTAAGCGTGGTTTGCAAGAGTTTTCTTATGACACATTAAAATCTATAAAGTCTCAAGAGCTTACTATACCACCTAGCTTATCTATTATAATACCACAAGACTATGTTAATTATGTAGAAATGTCTAGGATAGATGACTTAGGTGTTAAACATGTTATATACCCAACCACGTTAACTAGTAATCCTTATACTGTGCCAGTTCAAGATGCTAGTGGTGTACCTACACAGAATAATTTAGGTGAAAATTTAGAAGGTAGTTCTCAAACTAATGAAAGATGGGATACTGCTGACGACAACCAATTAACAGGAGCTTACAATAATGATATGTACAATGCTGGTGTGTACAACTGGACTTGGGATAAAGTGGCTTATGGTAGAAGATATGGTTTAGATCCAGAAACTTCACAGACTAATGGATGGTTTACTATAAATGATAGAGAAGGTAAATTTTCTTTTAGTAGTAACTTAGCTGGTCAACTTATTATATTAGAATACATATCCGATGGATTGTCAGTAGATTATGACACTAAGATACCTAAGCTAGCAGAGGAAGCAATATATATGCATATAATATATAATATACTAGCTGGAAGAATTAATGTCCCAGAATACATTGTTCAAAGGTATAAAAAAGACAGACGAGCTGCACTTAGAAATGCTAAGATAAGATTAAGCGAAATTAAATTGAATCAATTTGTTCAAGTTATGAGAAACAAATCTAAATGGATTAAACATTAATTATGCCAGAAATTAAAAATACATTTCTAGCGTCTAAGATGAATAAAGATATTGATGCTAGATTACTTCCAAATGGCGAATATAGAGATGCTTTAAATGTAGGTGTAAACACTTCAGAAGGGTCAGATATAGGAGCATTAGAAAATATTTTAGGAAATATTAAGATAGCGGACTTTGGCTTAAGCACTACGTGTAATTTAGAGGTTATTGGTAAATGCGTAGATGACGTTAATGAAAGGTTATTTGTATTTATAACAAATTGGGATGATGGTTCTGCCAGTAATTTAAACACAAGTATTGGAGCTTTAGCTACATATGTTAAATGTTATATATGTATGTATGATGCTAGAAACCAAACCGAAGCTATATTAGTTCAGGGTACTTTTCTTAATTTTTCAAAAACAAATATTATAACTGGCGTTAATGTATTAGAAAATTATTTATTTTGGACAGATAATAGAAATCAACCAAGAAAAATAAACATTGATTCAGCATTATCTAATTCTAGTTTTTACACACGTGAAGAGCAAATATCAGTAGCTAAACCAGCGCCATATAAAGCTATAGAATTATATAAGACATTTGGTGGAAATGATGTTTCCACAATGCTAGACGTTATAAGCGAATATTTACCAGATGGTCAAACTAATAACCCTTATTATGATGCTACTTGGGGAGGTGATAGTGAATATTTAAAAGACAAGTTTGTAAGATTTTCATATAGATATAAATTTGTAGATGGTGAATATTCTTTAATAGC